TGGGGCATGAAATAGACCTTGCCTTCCTTACTGACGAACTTTATCGAAAAGATGCGCCGGCGTCCGCGTTCGTCCGTGCGGATGTCCATGTCGGCCAGAGCCAGGTTTCTGCGTATTGTCTCCATATCATTATATCATTCAAATGTTCTGTCAAATGTGTAGTCAAATATTCCTCCACCGAACGAGTACCGGTCAAATACCTGGTGCTTTCTGCTTGCCGGGCAGAAGGTGAGGTTCACGTTCACCCGCTGGTTTCCCATCTTGGTATGGGTAAAGTCAATGTCCGTGATGATGATCTCCATCGGAAGCGATGGCGTGTCATACCATCGCTGTACCGGAGAAGTCAGCATGTCCACCAATGCCTTGTATTTGTTTTCGTTCAGATAGCCGGTATTGACAGTGCGTAAATCGTTGAAGAAAGGGCTGAACCTCCGTTTCTGTTTCGTCAGGTCCGCAATATCCCCCTCCAGTTCCGGACTGTGCTGTACCAGTCCGGAAAATGAAATCGATTCCGGGAGTCCGAACACGTTATAGTAGAGGAACTGGTGCATTTCCCGGTGGTTCTGCCGGTCAAGGACATACCTTACAAGGTCTGTCAATGTACCGTTGGTGATGCGTGCGTCATACGATATGATATTGTCGCATTGGACGCCTGAGAGCCGGCTTATCTTTACCGGACTCATGTTATATGCCGTCATGCGGTCTGTGCCGGACAGTTCGAGCTTTACGGTTTTCTTGATGCTGGAGCCGGACTCCATGTATATGATGTCTATAAATACCTCTGTCCTGGCCGAGACGAAAAAGGAGAGATAGTCAATGCTGTTCTGCCTGATATGCTTGATTTTATATCGGGAGTAGAAGATAAAGTCCGTCTGCGGATCAAAAGACACATGATACCTTGAGTAAAATACATGCAGGGTATAGTTTTCGGTGGATTCGCTGTCCGAGAGTTCCAGCCGTACCTCCATGGGCGGCAAGGCCACACGGTCATCCCCACCGTTGAGCTCAGGACGTACAAAATACTCATTGATAATGTCTCCGGGGTCGCAAATGATGACTGTGTTGCTGTGGTCCGGATAATAAATTTCGGACAGTGCCTCCTGCCCGTCAACCTCTATCCTGAGGCTCAGTTTGTCATGCACGTCCGCAATGCGGATGTCCTGCATGTCAGAGGAAAACACATATGAGTCATTTACAAGATTTGTCACCATCTCCATAAGTCTTTAGATACTCCCAACACCAGCGACCTGTTGTACAAGTCATAACCCGCCCTGAACTCCCAGGACTTACGCCGGTACCCTGCGGACAGTACACATCCGTAACGTCCCGCATCCATTCCCACCACCAGCGCGTTGTTGCAGACGATCGGTTGCCGGTAGTCCACCACTACCGTGCGGTCAAGTAATGAATTGTGGGATATCACGTCGGTCAGCTCCACTTTCAGGTAAGGGCGTTCAATAATTGTATCAAGATAATGCTTCTCCGAGAAATAGTCGGCCAGTATAGCCGCCGTATCCACTTCTGTGGGTACCTCACGGATAATCACCTCCGCTTCCGGAATGGCAGGGCGTATTGTATCATGCCTGACCACCGTTTCCGGTACATGGACAATGCTCCGTTTCCGGGAACCCAGCCAGTGGCCGGCCCAGCCGGAAAGAAATGCGATAACCGCACAAAGCAACATATGGCTAACCTTCCGTCTCATCGGCCTTTCTTCTGAATTTATCCGTGACTGTCACCCACAATATTCCCACCTGCTTGATCAGCGCATCTTTCGGTTTGCCGTCGATGACTGCCAGGTTCTCCAGTATGCTTGTCACGTGCTCGACGCAGAACCAGGTCATGACGAACACCTTGACAATGGAAAAGAATAGGGTGGCCAGCAGCATGACAAAGCTTTCTTCCGCTTCGGCCTTGCTCTCCAGATAGAACGAGTGGGTGATATAGATGATGGTCAGCCAGATACACAGCTTGATGATGCAGCGTGAGAAACGGAAGCTCTCGAATCCTATTCCCTGGGCCTTGCTTGCCCGGATGCCCGTCCACATCTCGGAGACAATGGCGACGAGCATGGCCATCGCCAGGAACGGTGTAATGCCTATCCATTCGCTGACTACGGCAGTGACGGCGCTGAAGGAGATGGCCGGAAATTGCAGGTTGTACTTGAAGCTCGGAGCCACCGAAAGAAAGAACTCCTTCGGTGAATCATACCCATAGGTGGCGACGAATCTTGTGAAAAAGCGTATCATATCTCTTTTTTTGTCACAAAGATAGAACCCAACCATCCGCTCTCATAGGACAAAAAAAGCCCCTCCGTGGTTAAAGGAACGGCAACACGACCAGTCATTCCGCTTTTCGGGCCCCATTCCGTTTGCGAGCGTGCGAGCAAACGGAATGGGTGCGCCCTGCACCCGTTCCCTACAAAAGTCCTTCATCACTGAAACTGTAATAAGTGTCACCAGCTATTATCATATGGTCCATCAGGTGTATATCCAACAATTCAGCCGCTTTTCTTAACCTTTCCGTAATCTGTTTATCGTTTCCGCTCGGCTGTTTATTACCGCTTGGATGATTATGCACGGCCACAAATTGCGTTGCTCCCGTCTCCATCAATACACGCACAACCAGTCTGACATCTACAACAGTCTGATTGATACCACCGACAGAAACACGTACTTTCTTGATGAGACGGGAAGCATTATTCAGAGCCAACACCCAAAATTCCTCATTCGGCAAGTCCCACAAAAAAGGCTGCATAAGTGCGCATATATCCAGGCTGCAACGTATATCATTCTGCCCCCTATACCTGCTTTGCAGACGTTTGTATAATTCAATGGCGGCCACAGCCACCTTTTTGCGGCCGGGCGTCAATGAAGAAAACAAGCTGCCCAAGTCATATTCCCCGTCATTTTGTTCCGTTTCCGCTACAATTTTCCTATTGTTGGCAATCTCGTACAAAAGTTCGCTGTCGCTCATGTAGCGGCATGGACTATCAAATAAAGTCTCCATAATATCCGTTTTTATTAGGTAGCCCACCCGAAAGTGGGCTATTCTGTTTGTTATTCACTGATTAGAAGCTGCTCCAGTTCTTCGATTTTCGACTGTATTTTTTTCTTCATAAACTTTATGAACTCTTCCAGCAAATAACGGTTAGAAATGGTAAAGATGTCGCTATTACTGCCATAGCCCGAAGCGTCCGCAAACCGCAATTTATAGAGGGTCGTTTCAAAAGAATTGTCCTCTTTCAGCTTTCCTGCCGCTTCATCCAGCTTATCCATAGCGTTGATGAATGCGGTACGGTTACGGGAAATCTCTTTCTTCCGTTCCAGCTCGGCCAAACATTTTTCCAGCTCTTTCGTCTTGCGGTTGATTTCCTCCTGCAATTTGGCAGCCTCGTCCTTTTTAGGGGTCTTCCCCTTACCCTTGGGGGTATCGGGCTTTTCCGCTTTCTCTTGTTGCTGTTGGGGCTGCTTTTCCTGCTTGCCTGCCTCTTTCATGGTTTCTACTGCCTTAGTTACTTCCTGACCGATTGTTTTTACTTCTTTTTCCATTGTTGTAAATTTTAAAAAGTTAATAATTAATGATTTATAAATAGTGGTTAACCTACTTCTCTAACTTGTGCACCTGGCTTTCGGCAAAGAGATAGCATAAGGGGAAAAAGTCCTCTTTCGCTTCCTCTTCCCGGCCTTGTTTTTTCAGTTCCTCAATGCGCTGTTTTTCCGCTTTCGAGGTGATGGGCATTCCCCATATAAGCAGGGCTTTTTCTCCCTTGCGAACGGTGTAGCCCGCCTCTTTCCACTCCTTGAAAGTCTTTAGGTTGGTATATCCTTTGCAGGCGTAGTGAAACCGCAACAGACCGTTTACCGTGTCATCCTCATTGCCCATGTATTCGCCCATCTCCCTACGGGCAACCAAAGACTGCGACAATGTTTTCAACTGCTGCCTTTTCAGCAAGCGTGCTTCACGTTCTTTCTTTTCGTCTCTTTCCTTTTTCATAATTCTATGTATTAAGATTCTATGTATTAAAATATTACGCCTCTATAATCACATAATCCTCTACTGTCTGAAAATAGGGGTCGGCTGTTGAAAGCAATTCCCATTTTTTCCCGTTCGCATCCCGAAAAAGAATGCTCAACTCCCTAATCCCGTCAAACTTCTTCAATATTCTGTACCCCTTGAAATACTTGTTCAAGACCTCAATAGCCTGTTTGTAAGTGAATGTTTTCATAATGCTGCAATTTTTATGTTGAACCTTGAGCTTCCGGGTGTGAGCCTTTTCAAATTTGGCTGTTTCCCTGATTGGAGTTTTTTTTTTCTGCGTCGCCTGTCGCTACGCGGTATGTTTCGCCTTTTTTACGCTGCATCAAAAGGTGTTGTAAGGAGTAAGAGCAAGTTTTTCAGAAAACCGGAACGGCCTGAATACTACCCGAAGGGTGGAGATTTTTTCGGAAACGCCAGCCCGAACTTGAGCCAGCGACGTCAACATTTACCTTTGCAGCACAAAAAAGCGAAACTGCGTGGTGATAGGGGACAGAAATGAAGGGCGACAATCAGAAAAGGAAACAGCCTGAAACGCATAGTTGAAAACTATACCGCTCTACGGTCTCCACCTTAGATATTGAAACGGAAAAGACCGGGTCTACCTGCATGGATGCGGACAAACGCAAGTAGCTGCCGCTACTTACCGCTGAGACGCGCAAAAT